TGCCGCGCTGGCCCACAGCTAAGCGATGACCGAGCTCGCGATCATCTCCCCCGTCCTCGGCCCGCGCCAGAAGCCGCTGAAGGACTTCTATTCCCGGAAAGAGGCGGCCGCCTATCTGACCGCGATCGGCTACCGCATCGCGCCGAAGACGCTGGCGAACCTGGCGCAGAACGACAACGCCGGCAAAGGCCCTTCCTTCGAGCGTATCGGTTGGGGTATGGTGCGTTATGCGCGCGTCGCGCTGGATGAATGGGCGGCGAAGAGAACGGTGAGGGTCGCATGATCGGCGATGGCGGTTACATCAGTTGCTCCCATTGGGGGCTGATCCGGGGCAGTCGGCTCCTGGCGACTTACCACCACGTCCCCGTATTCGAGAGCGACTATCTCGATGACTTGGACACGGTCCACGCCGGCTACTTCAACGACCTGCCGTGGGCGACCGATGGTGTGTTGCAGGTTCGCACGAAACTACCGGATGCTTTCTGGCGTCAGCTCGACGCGTAATCTAATCCCGAAGTTCAGGAGCGCCTCGTCATGACCGAAAAACGCGCGCTTGCTGCTGCGAGGATCATCGCAGCGAACGATTCGGAATGTGGTGGCGACAATGTGCCGTGTGTTCCCGACCCTCCGGGTTCGCCGGACGAGTGCCAGTGCGTGCGGACGGCTCGCGAGGCGCTCGCTGCGGCTGAGGCGGCGGATCCGGTTGTCTTCGATATCGCCGCAGATGATGGACATGCGTTTCATTGCGAAGTCGCCGGCCCATCGCACGTCGTGGTCGTACGGTCGGGGCGTGGCGCGGTGCATGGCGCGGCGGTGAAGGCCGCTGCTGGTGCTATGTCGTCGAGCACCGGCAAGCCAATCTAATCCCGTCTAATCCCGCGTAATCCCGACCGTTCCCTTAAGCCACTCCGCCCAATTGTTTTCCGCTGCGAACAGCTTCACGCATCGGGAATGGCGCGGCTTACCGAACCAGAGATCTTCGACTGCATCGGCACCAACGCCAAGTTGGCCGCCGAGCATTGCGATGATCTGGCGAGGCTGTCGCGCAAGGGGCCGACCTACGATCTGCTGCGCAAGGAACTGAAGCTGATCGAGGGCGCCTGCCGCCAGGCCGCCTACTTCCGCCAGGACGCCCGCTGGCTTCCGATCGGCCTGATGATGGAAGAGGCGCATAACCGCGCCGGCGAATGGCTCCGCGGCGTCAAGCAGCCTTTTGGCGGGCGCCGCAGGATTCCCGAAGGCCAGATGCATCCGCTGTTTCTGAAGCTCGCCGATAATCTCCGCGCGCTCCACAAGCAGATGGAAAGCCTCCGCACCAAGGCGACCGGCCGCGTCGGCATGATCCTGCCGAAGCCAAAGCCCGTCCCGCATCGCGACACGATCCCGGTCGGCTTCACCAGGAGCATGGGCGGCGTGCTGATCCCTCAGTCCTCCTCGCATGAGGCGGCATGAGCGATGAACCGATCGAGCCCGACGACGATCTCGAAGACGGCACTGAGCAAGGGCCCGCTTCCGTCAACGACGACGCTGCTTCGCCCAAGGGCATCGAGAACAAGGCACGCCGGATCGCGCGCGAGCAGCGCGAGGCACACGAATTCTGGCGCGGCGTATTCGCCTCGCCGGTCGGCCGCCGCGAGATGTTCGCGATCCTGCAATCGGCCCACGCCTTTGAAGATCGCTTCGCCTGCGGGCCGAATGGATTTCCGCAGGCAGAGGCAACCTGGTTTCAGGCCGGCGAACACGCGTTCGGCCAGCGGCTCTACCTCACCTGGGCCAAGAATCATCGCGTCGAGATTCTCTTGATGCACGACGAGAACGACGCGCGGTTCGCGGACCCGAAGAAAGCAAAGAAGTAAATGGCTGACGGCACCAAGGACGCACCGCTGCAGGCGACACGGGTTGAACCCGACGCCGGCGCTGTTGCGCCCGCCGCGGCCGCAATCGATAACCCCCCCGCAGAGAAGATTGCCCCCGCTGCCGCGGATGTACCGGCAGCGGGGGCGGCGGCTGCCGAAGTTGTCGAAGCCAAGCCCGAGCTCACCACCGACAAGCCGTCGCTGCTGGACGCCTTCGAGAAGAAGGAAGAACCGAAAGCCGACGCGCCGAAGGTCGATGCCAAGGACGCGGACAAGGACGCGGGCAAGCCGGACGGTGACAAGAAGGACGCCAAATCTGACAAGCCTGCGGCCGATGGCGACAAGCCAGACGCGAAGGATGTCAAGCCGGAAGCCAAGGACGGCGCCGAACCTGCGAAGGACGCAGCTGCTGCCGAGCCCGCGAAACTAGAACCCGTCGCCTACGAATACACGGTGCCGGAAACGCTGGCCCTCGATGAGGCGACCAAGACCGAGCTGCACGGCGCGCTGGACGGTTTCCGTCAGGATCCGGCGAAGGGCGCGCAGGGCCTGGTCGATCTCGCCAACAAATCGATTCAGGCCGCGGTCGACAGGGTCCGCACCGATCAGCACAAGGCATTCAACGACACCCGCTCGTCCTGGCAGAAGGATGTGCTGGCCGATGAAGAGATCGGCGGCGCCGGGCATCAGACCTCGATGCGCGCGATCGCGCGGATGCGCGATTTGTTCGTGCCGGAGAAGGAACGCGCCGCGTTCGATCAGTTTTTGCGCGTCACCGGCGCCGGCGATCATCCGCAGTTTCTGAAATTGCTGCACCAGGCCGCGCGCTACATCGACGAGCCGTCGCTGCCGCCGGCCGGCGCCAAGCCGCCGCCCAACAACGGCAAGGCCCCGGGCCGCCGCCGCGACACCATCTACGACCATCCGTCCTCGCAGAAACAACGGTCTTAAGGAGCCGGCATCATGGCAACAGGTTCGTGGCCCACCATCATCGACGTCGCCAACCGGCTCGACCCTGACGGCAAGATCCCGGTCATTGCCGAGATGCTGTCGCAGTCGAACGACTACACCGACGATGTGCCGTGGGTGCAGGCCAACGAGCACACCGGCCATGAATTCGTGTTCCGCACCTCGATCCCGGCCGGCGCCTGGCGCTCCTACAACATGGGCATTCCCTACGCCAAGTCGACCACGGCGAAAGCCCGCGTCGGCCTCGGCATGCTGGAAGACTACAGCCAGGTGGACCGCGCGCTCGGCGAGCACAGTGGCGATCTGCAGGGTTTCCGCCGCTCGGAAGACAACGCCTTCCTCGAGGGCATGAGCCAGACCATCGCGCAGACCTTCTGGTACGGCAACACGACGGTGACCCCGGCCGAGTTCATGGGCCTGTCGCCGTTCTACAACACGGTCAACACCGCGACCGCGCAGAACGCGGCCAACGTGATCGACGGCGGCGGCGTCGGCAATTCCAACACCTCGCTGTGGTTGGTCGGCTGGGGTCCGGAGACCATCTTCGGCACGTTCCCGCGCGGCTCCAAAGCCGGCCTCGATATGGAAGACAAGGGCGACGTCACGCCCGGCTTCGATGCCCTGGGCAACCGCTTCGAGGCCTACACCTCCTGGTTCCGCCAGCAGGCCGGATTGTGCCCGAAGGATTGGCGCTACGGTTCGCGCTGCGCCAACATCGACGTCACCAATGCAGGCCTCGCCGGCCCCAACGCGCTCGACCTGTTCGCCACCATGGCCGAGATGCTGCTGCTGTTCCCAAAACTGACGCGCTCCACCTCCGGCATCACCAAGACCGACGCCAATGAGGACGACGTCACCCCGCGCCCGATTTGGTACACCAACCGTACCGGGCGGCACTGGATGGACGTGCAGGCGATGCGCGACCGCAACGTGCTGCTGCGCATCGAGGACTATGCCGGCATGCCGGTCGATGGCTATCGCGGCATCCCGGTCAAGATCGTCGACCAGATCGTCAACACCGAAGCCCGCGTCGTCTAGCGCGGCGCGGCTTCACTTCATCGCGTCCCGGACACCTCGCCTGATCAGGCGCCTTTTGGAGATGGAATCATGATCACAGACGCCCTTGCCAATTTCCTGCCGATCGGCGCCAACCTCGCGATCACCAACGCGTCGTTGCCTTCGAATGTCTACGACATTCTGACCCTTGGTGTCGGCGTAGCTCCGCAAAGCATCATCGGCACGCGGACGCTGTTCGGCTCCGATGCCGGCATCGGCGGCAAACGGCCGCAGCTCGATATCGGCATCGGCACCGGATTCGTGACCGCCAACGGGGCCACCCTCAACGTCGCGTTCCAGGGCGCGCCCGATACCGGTGTCGGCGGCGGCTATCAGCCCGGCGCATGGCAGACGCTTGTGGAAACCGGCGTCCTGACCGCGGCGCAGTTGACCGCAGCCCAGACCATCGGCCGCTTTGATTTCCCGCCCGCGTTCCCGGCCAATCTCAACCCGCGCTACCTGCGGCTGTTGTTCCAGCTCGCGACCGGGCAGTTCACCGCCGGCAATATCGGCTTTGCGCTGGTCACGATGGTGCGCGACGACCAGGCCAACAAGCTCGCCGCGAAGAACTACTCCGTCGCTTAAAGCGCGACGACGGTAGTGACGCGTTTGCTTAACCGAGGACGATGCCAAGGAAACTGCAATGGCAACGCCCGGACGGAAACCGAGGACCATGATGTCTGACGACAAGAAACTGTCCGTGACCGAGACACCGCAATTCAGGAAGGCGGTCTCCGACGCGCTGGCCGCGGTGCTGCCGGAGGCGATTGCGTCTGCGGTCGCACAATCGCAGACTGAACTTTTGGCGAAGCTGAAGCCGTCGAAGGAAGCCAGGGAATCAAGGACGCAGGCGGCGCCTTCGGATGGCGGCGACTTCGTCGAGCGGCTCGCGATG